TTGTTTAAGTTGGGCATACCAAATGTGCCCACAAACTCAGGCACGGGGTTCTTGAATTCTGCTTCAACAACAACGCTGAGGTCTTCAGCAATGCCAACAATGTTGGTTTTGTTAGTGTCGCCTGTAACCTTGATCAAGTCAATAAAGCCCAGGTCATGTGTGTGTTCAACTAAGTCTAAAAGGTAATCTCTCATGTTTACTCCTATGTGTAATTGTATATGGTCTATTTAGATTTTTCAAGTATAACGGTGAAATTATTCAAAACTAAACAGCGATGTAAATGTGTTTTCTGTATTGGTGGCTGCTGCCAAATCCCAATCCAGCACACCCAGTAAGTTGTCAATCTTTTGATCAACAACTGTGGCTTCCATTTCGGCATCATTGAATGGCAAGTCCTTGAACCACTGCGGTAAGTGCAGTTCGTCTGTGGGATAACCAATTGATGTCCAACCCAGGGGATTAGGTTTGAGTTTGCAAACAATAGTTTTCATACCGTCCACAATTTGCATACTGTAGTTGTCGCCTTGCATCCTGCGCATGGTATTCCAGTTCAGTGCAGCTCTAACGTGTCCTGGCATATTGGCTTTGCCCAGTCTGGCTTCTTCTGCACCATACTTGGTCAAGTTGTTCACACGCTTGGGCGAACCTTTTTCCCAGCCTGGTCGCTCCCGGAATTCATACTTGAACTTGCGAATATGTTCAATCACGTCATCACGTTGTGTACCACTCAAGATCTTGTTTAGAATTTCCAACAAGAACTCTTGGATGACCTTGGGGGTGTCCGAACGTTTTAGATCCAGGCCAGTGGCCTTGGTCTTGCCAATCTTGCCTTCTACATCCAGTCTCTTGCCTTCCAAGTCAATGATGTTCACAGCATAGCGTTTCTTGGTAATAAACAAGCTGCGGTCGGCAACCATCTCACGACCACACTTGATCAGTTCGCCCATGCTTCTTGGACAATGGAATGCCTGTTCCATAAAGCCCGGGAACGAATCATTCACTTGATCAGCAATTGAGTCATACAAAGCAATGCAAGTTTCCTTGCTCCAGTCCATGCGACCTTCGGCAACTTCATTTTTCAACACAGACCAGGCACTGAAATAACATGAGTCCGTATCACCGTAGATAACTGCCTCACCCACGTGATCATATTTGCCTGTGATACATTCATTTATGTACGCATCCATGTGTCTAGCAATAGCACGACCAGTAAGTGTGGTTGATTGGCCAATACGCTTGTCAAAGAATCTGCAACCAGGATTCAAAATAGCACCATACAAGCTGTTCAAGTTGATCTTCTTGACCAGTTGCCGTTTGTCCCAGAACGCAATGTCCTTGGGATCCGTTGCTGCTTTTTTCTTGGCCTGCATGTCCTTGCGTTCTGAATACCAGCGTTCCAGCAAGCCGGGAATGATACCTTTTTTCTCGTAGGTAAGAATAGTACCATTGGCAGTGAGTATCCAGGGTTGGTTGCTGTCAAAGATCAGTTTCCAAATCTCTGCTGCTGAGTGAGAGCTTTCTGACCCGTCCTGCCAGTCAATGGTGATCTCTGTGCCAACTTCTGTGTTCATCACAGCGGTATATTCAAGACTGCCAAACAGGTTCTCCCAGGCATCTGCAAACTTGCCCCCGTTCTTGGCCATCTTTTCTTTGATATAATGGTCAGTCATGGTCTGACGTAGCTGCCCTACAATGGTTTCCGGTCCCATGTTCTGTGCTCGAATGGCCGAGGGATATAGACTGTTGATGTCAACTGACCCTACCCATTCGTGTAGACCTTTTTTGGGATACGCAACATAAGCGCCGGCTGCTTGATTGTCTTCTGTGTCGTTGCGTTGCTTGCGGTTGGGCACAACCATGCCACGTTCATGTGCTTCCACAATGATGGCCTGCTCAGTCACTGCCACAGCACCCATTGTGGTCTGCAACAGCACAGTATTGGCATGTGCCAGTTCGCTGGCCAGTTCTAGAAAGCGCAGTTTTTTGTCCAACTTGTCTAGCAGTGCAGTATCTTGACGATTGTATTCAATAAACTTCTTGAAGTGTTGATTGTACAACTGATCCAGGGTGCCTTCGAACTGTGTCTTGGTCTCTCCCAGTTCGTATTCGGCAATGGCATCTAGACTGTAGCTGTGCCGTTCTTCATAGGTGTACTTGCGATACAACTGCATATAGTCCATGTGTACTCGACCCACTAGATCATAGGTTTCTTGTTCAGCACCAAAGCGTTCAAACATACGCTTCTTGGGATGTTGCCCCCAGAGACAGAACTTGCGAGTGTCATCCTTGCTGAGAACTCGGATGGTTCTATTGATAGTGTAAGGAATATCGTAGCCCTCTGAGTTCCAACCACTCAGCACGTCTGCATCGTCAATCAAGTCCAGAAACATCTTGATCATGTCACGCTCATCTTCAAACAAGAACGTGTTTTCAAAGTCGGCAACCAGTTCTTGTGCAGTCTCCATGCTCATGTGCTTGGGTGGCACAGCCATGGTGACCATTTGATCCAGCCAGTTCAGATACACTGATATGGCAGTGATGGGATTGAACGGATCATCAACTGGACTGAAACCGCGATCCTTGTTGAAGTCTACTTCAATGTCGAAAAAGGCTGTGTGTAGTTCCGGAGCATCCTGACCCTTGTAGTTGTCTTCTAGGCAACGAAAGATTGGATTGATATCGCTTTCGTACAACTGCTTGCCGGAATGCATGCTGACTTCTTTGCGAAACTCTTTGTTGTTTCTTGTGCTGAATCTTGACACAGGCGTGTCATAGATGCTGCGATGTTTGCCTCTAGGGTCATCGTAGTAGAACACAAAGTTTGCTGGATATTCTCTGTAGACTCGAGTGCCGTTGCGGCGTTCTACCACATGAATGCGATCGTGTGCGCGGTCAAAAAGACTGTCAATATAGCTCATTGAGTTCCGATGTCATTAATAACTTTATTATACAACACTTGATCATCGTCAAGCATGAAAAATAATCCAGTTGACATATAGTGATGTTTCTCGCAAATTTTTCTGATGCGATCTAATATATTTTTTTGATGTACTGTGCTAGTGTTCATATTTGGTATTTGATCTTCTGTTATTGCAATCCCTTGTTCACGCAAAAAAGAATATGTTATTGTATTACTTGGTATCGTTGGGTGATCCAATGGCAACCATTTTATTTTTTTAACATTATCACCAAACATCAGAGTCAAAGGATACGAATGGTGATCAAAATATCCCGACGATAAGAATTTTTCAAAGTTTGGATCTTCGATAACTGCTGTCAACTGATTTTGATACAAAAATTGTGTTGTGCCACGCAGATGCCTTTCATAAGGATTTGATATGTGAGCAAATACAGTATCGTTTGACCAGTCAATATCTTCTGATAAGAATTTGGTCCAATTTAGCACGTTACCAAATAGTACTTCATGAGAAGTTGCGGCGTTTTTATAAACTGGTATATAGACTAAGTGTCTAAAACGATATGCTCTCATGTATCTCCGTTTATGGCCGGTAAGCCGTGTTGCTTGCCCTTAACGTGGGCGATTCGTTGTAACTCAATATTTATAATGTCTTGCCCACTGTGGTGAGAATTGTTTCCAGCAGTTCGTGATCCTGTTGTTCTTGACCAAAACTGGCCTTGTGTGCCAGGCGAATTGCTTTTTTCAACACAGCAGGTTTGATTTCCAGTTCCTCTGCAACAGCTTTCACTGTGTCAGTGAGTCCACCTTGTAGTGTATCAATTTCGTGCATGACCTGCATGCCCTCGTTGATGATCTGGGTGAGTTTGATTTTTTGGTCACCGTTGAATGTTTTGTTTTCCATGAGAATCTCCTAAAGTAGTCAGCTAGTATAACTGATACAGCAGGAGATGTCAAGGTGGTTTGGGATTACAATCCTCCGGAACTGATAACATCCGGAAAAGATAGAACTGTTTCTAATTTTTTTCTTGCGTGACTATACAACGGGTGCAAACTGTTGAATACATCGATACTTGCAAATTCTCCTGGCTTATACGTGCTCCAGTCATTGATTCTAACATAGTCTATAATATCAGCACCAAACTGTTTTGAAAGTTCATAAAAGTCACTAATTTCTTGAAAATTGTCAAGTTGTACAACCATTCTGGTCTGGAGCTCGAATCCAAGTGATTCTTTTTTTATTTTTAAAAAAGTCAATGCAGCAAGTAAATCTTTCCATTTACCTCCACGACGAAGTTTTTCATAAGTTGCCGCACTACTGGCATCAAAAGTTATTGTTATGTTTTTTATATGTTTTTCAAGATGTTGCACGTGATGCCATCTTGATTGTGCAAGCAACCCATTGGTTTGAATCCATAATTTGATATTAGGAAAATTCTGACTATTGATTTGTTGTAAAAAATTTAACAGTAACGGGCTAGAAAATACTTCGCCAGATGAACTGAGCCGCAACGATATTGAACGATCGCTGGGTGTTGAGAATAAGTTGCTATACAGTATTTTGCCAATTTTTTGCTGGGTATCAACTTGAATCTCAGACAATTTTGTAATAGATGTTCTGCAACTAGGGCAACTTAAATTGCACGTGGTATCCATGGCCAAGAATATATCATCGGGTATGGCATATGACTCAGGACTGTTGATTAAGTTTTGATGATCTATTGATAACTTGTTGATCTCAACCAATTTGTTGCTGTGAATAATTCCGCACGTTAGTTCGTTACAGTAATTAAATGTTCCATTGGTAATTGATTGTCTAACTTTTTGTGCAATTGAGTTACTAAGTAAGTCCTCTAGTGTATTTTCTAATATATTACCAATTTTCTGCGGCATCCAGCCGCCACAATGGCACAGGCCAACATCACCCTTCATGTCAATTGCAATTGTTCTGAATGGTGTTAAACAATATTTTCCTTTTAAAGATTTTGGAGAAAATATTTGTTGAGGATACTCTCGTTGCGTAATTATTGGAATAGTATTCATAAAGATAGTGCCACTTCTGGATTCCCAGTAGCGAATTGGGCCGTCCAAGGCAGAAGCCGCCTATCACATACGGTAACAAGTACCGGTCCTAAGGTGAATTTGATAAAATTACTGTGTCTTGATAATGCTGGCCATGAGTCTGAGTCTGCTTTCGTGGACTGCTTGGGCTGACTGTTTGGCATCCTGATCAAACTGTTTCTTTGTGGCTTTTACAATTCCGCTGAAGCGACGATCTCCAGTTTTTCGATCACCTGCGGAATCAGCAGCAGTGGCAGCAGCACCGGCTTTGGTTTTGTATCTGGCAAGAGTAGCAGGGCTGAGTTCGTCTAGTTCTCTAAACGGATCAAGTTCTTGTTTTGGTCTGGCACTGGATGGAATCTTTCCTGCTGTGCGACCAAATGGATCAGCAGGTAAATTTTTACTAAATCCGTGAGTTTTTGCAGGGCGGCCACGAGTATGGTCGTGAGCTCCGTGATTTACAAAACGTGAACCACCTGAACCTGTGGGAACCAAATCTCTACCGTAGTCATCACTGTGTCTATCGTTGGAGTAATCGCCGGAATCGTAACCTGCTTCCGCCATGTCTTGCTGACCTGTTAGTGCTTGCAGCAATGCTCTAGCAACCACACGATCTTTTTCTTGTTCATCGTCAGGCAACTGATCATAGTCAATGTTCATCAACTTTGCTCGTTGTTGAAGTTTTGCTTCTAGTTTGCCAGCGGCTCGTAATTTTTCTGTGTCATCAAATTGTTCAGGATTTTGCACAAATGCTTGAGCAGTGGTATTCCAGCCTTGGTGTATAGCATCGCTAATGGCTTCGATGTCTGTGACGCCTTGATCAATCATTTGTTTGGCATACGCAGCTGATTTCAAGTTTGCTTGCCATCCGAATGTGTTGCCAGGGCTACTACGACCATATCCGTATGCAGTATCCAGTGCTTCGTCACTGACAGTTGCCAGTTGTTGTACGCTTAACTGCTGGTCATTGCCTTCCAACACACCTCGGCCCAGTTGCCTTAGATCAGATGTCAGCACTGTTTTTGTAGTGGCACTGGATGGAATTGTGATACGAGCACGCTCTCGGTCTCGGCTCATGTCAATCACTTGTGCTTTTTGGTCAATGTATCTTACAGTGTCACCTATCTGTATCTTTTTCATGGACACACCGCCAAGATTGACTGGTCGATCACCTGCATAGTTACCGTGACCTTTTGTCATGCCTTGCTCGGGCAGTTGACTCGCAGGGCCTGCCATTTTGTTTCTTGCGCCGCGCTTGATTTTGTATTCACGGTTGGGACTAGTCAACTTCATATTACCCATGATCTCTCGGGCTTGGGCCACACTGTGATATGTTC